CGAATTGTACCCTAGATTTAGATGTGTTGGCTTTGTAAACCCATGCATGTTCTCATCATTACTACCAATATCATACCACTCATAGTACTCGCCTAAGAGCACGAAGTCGGGGGCTGGTGGGACTGATGGATTAATGCCACTGATTATGTCGCCGTTGGCTATAACATAGTACGAGGATTTATCTCCTACTATGCCGCTTACTACTTCTATAATCTCATCTTCTGGAGCTGCTGGTGGTAGGTCGGATACATTACCGACGGTGCCATTTATGGCTACTACTGCGTCTAATGATTCTGAGGATGCTGTAACATCACAATAACCATCTCGCCATAAGGCCACTCCGTTTAGTGGGTAGAACATGAGTACAGAGTCTAATACCTTGATATCTACTGTTGTAGCTACCGCATTACACGCTGCTGCTAACCCGAAGGCTATCTCATTTACTGTCTCTTGGACTGTCGCATGAGTCGTGTATGATGCTACTCTGAACTGAGGATCTACTCCTGCTGCAAAGCCATCTACGAAGTCTACTGTAATGGTCTGATCTATTCCTATAGCTCTCTTGATAGAGACCATGGATATCTCGCCATTAGGGCGTAATGTGTTGAACAGCATTTGTACTGCTATGTTACGATTAGCTAAGAATGTTATGTCTTGCTTAGTAGCGAATACTAGATCATCTACTGGTGTGTCTACTTGAATGTATGAACTAATATCGTGAGTCTGTGTAGGATGGCTTACACCAAATTCATCTACTACTTCGAGTATGTTTGCTGCAGGGTTTCCTAGTAGGAGTCTTGGTTTTAGTATTAGCCAATAGCCTATACCTTCCCTCTCCATGTAATGGACTATGTCCTCGTCTACCTTGAAGTCTGTGACTTGGGCACTCTGGCTGATCCATTCTAGACCAGCTCGACGACGAAGGCCGGACAATCTGTCCGACCTAAAGTTATCTTGTAGCTGTGCTTTACCTGCTGCTTGTTGGTTCACATGCTTAGTGGATACACCACTTACTATGGATTTTACTGCTCCATCTGTCCGCATATTAACCTCCAGGTCTTGTTACGTCGAAGCCACCGCCTGAGCGGAGTCGATAAGGTTGCACCCTACCTCTTGTTCTTATTGTTTTAGGTGTTAGCAGGACATTGCGCTGCTTGATCTCTAAGTCTTCTGCTTTCACTTGAACGTATGCGTCTACGTATAGCGCACGTTGCTCTGCGTACTTGACTTGATCCTCTAGATCGATGCTGGCTATCTGCATAGCGGCATGGAACTTGATGGCGTCTTGTACTGATTGTGGTAGGTAGTCCCATTCTAGGTCTACTACATAATCTATGAATACAGGACAATCGAATTGATATGTATTCTTCTGTGTGTCGTATAACTTCAGACCTCTCTGAATAACGAAATCTCCATATATTCCTATGACCTTTATGCAGTCATTACTAAGGGCGATCTCTTTAGTTATCTCATTGGGTGTGAGTTCTACGTATATTTCTTTGTTATACCACATACCTACTTTTTGGACTGTCCCTGAGCTAGATTGTAGCTTTGATAGGGCTGATCCTAAGTCGGGATGCAGTGTCTCTAAGTCACCCACCGGAGTGGAGCCTAGTACGTCAAGCAGATAGTTAACTGCTTCAAGCTTTGTTATCATTGTTGTCTCCAGTTGGTTACAGCAGCCCTCTCGTTAGAAAGGGCTACAGTAACAAACCTAAGAACGCTCTGCCATACCTAAGTAGTATAGGCGGTTTGAGCGCATGTTAGATTATACAGGTTGACGTAATACGACACCAGCATGTTCTGCTCGGTTAGGTACAACACCATATGCAAGATACGAATCAACGAACCATTGCAATTCAACTTCATGGTAATAAACCTTCGAAGTCAATGGGATTGTCTCACCAGCTAGCAATGCTTTAGGTAGCATTACGATAGCGACTGCATCTGCTTCTGAGCCAGAGACATCATAAGCTGCACCGTTGCCTGGGTTAGACAAGAAGTGATCAGTGATATCATTTGCAGGGATACGGTTAGTCTTAACGATATGGATACCGTTAGAACGTAGTACCATGCCTTTAGCATAGTTACCGTTACCTTGTGAGTAGTCTGTAGAGACTAGTTTATCGTTACGAAGCAAAGCGTAATACTGTGCTGGACGTACCAATAGAACGGCGCCATCTAAGTCTACATCTTTCTCTTCAATGCCTTGGCAGACATCTTCGATTGAACGTTGTAGCTTATCAGGATCAAGCTCATCACCGGCAAGGCCTAGTGTAACGACTGTACCATCTTGGAAGCCTTCAGGTGCAGGTTGGTCGCCAGGGGCTGAGCCGTAGGTAACCATAGCAGCTTTGATAGCCATTATGATGAATGATTCATCGAAGAACTTACCGATCTCTTTACCGTGATCTTGGCCTAGCTCTGCACGAACATCGTAGTGTGCTTGGAAGTCATCTAGCAAGTGCGTGTTAGAACGCGCTAGTACGATAGTATCAACTTTGACGGAGATGTTATCGAATTCAGGTGCGTGTGACTCAGGACGGACGCCAGGTGCTACCTTCTGTAACTGTGTTTTACCCATGCGGTCGTTCGTTACTGTATCAGTACCACGTACGGGTTTGATCTTAACATACTGACGCATGAAAGATGATTTGACGAACTGTGTCTCTACTTCGCCACCGTACTCTTCGATATGAAGAGGCATTACGGTGCCAGTATCATTGCCTAAGCGATGACCTGCGCGAGTAAGAGCGCCAGTTTGTTGGAGGATTGTACTCATTTAGTTTCCTTTAAGAATTAATATCCGCGCTGTAATGAGGCAGCACGTTTTTGTCGGAGAGATTCAGCTTGATGAGAGTCATAGCCGTAGTTCTGTACGACTACTCGCATTTGCTCGGCGTACTCTATCTTGCTCATCGGTTCAAATTGACTCGCGGTATACGTGTCTCCTTGGATTAGGTCTGCCTCTTGGACATACCCTGTCGATTGTGCCCATTGGGAATGGATACGATCTATTACAAGCTCTGCTTGCATACCACCACCATCTAGCAATGTTGTCATTGCTTGGCGGTCGTCTATTGAGAAGCCGCTCTCCGGACTCTTTACAAAGTCTTGGATCGCTGCCCATACATCGGCACCCTTCCCTGCTTCACCGAACTTAGTTGCAGCATAGTCTAAGACTCTGTTACGTTCTACGCTTGCGGTTTCTGTCAGGGTGGATACTTCTGCTTCTAGCTGAGTGATTACTAAGTTAGCAATGCCATCACCTAATTTCTCTACTAATGCTGCTCTGTGTGTTAAGCTGAGTTCACCGTTATCGGCGATCTCGTTCATGATCTCATTAACGTTAGATACTGATTTGTCCGCAAGGAGTTGTCCTATTTGGTCAAATGTCTTGTTGCCTGTCTTTTGGATAGGCTGGACGGTTAAGTCTAGTTTTGGTACTCCTACTTCTGGAGTAGGTACTTCAGGTACTACTGTGCCTGGCGGTACTGCTACTGGAGCGGCAGGTACTACGGGCACTGGTACACCAGCAGAGTTATCTACTGGTAGGTCTGATTTTGGTGTTGGCATTGGTGTGAGTGCTGGAGTCACTCCGGATAGTGTCGTCATAGTTATTCTCTGTTATTCTTTGTTAAATTGCTTCTTCTGGAGGTTGCTGAGCCTGTTGCTGTGCCTCTGCCTTAGCGCCTTCTTGGGCTTCAACCATTTGCTGCTCTTCTTCCTGCCGTCGCTGTCTTTCTTGCTGTACTTGCTCTTCTGATTTCAAGAAGTCTTTATAATCAACATGTCTAGCTGAGCCTAGTGTCTGAATAACGTTATAGTATTTCAGGTACTCTGCTGCCTCTGGTGGGAGGTTCTGTAGCATGGTTAGATCTTCGAAGAACATCATGATCTGGTCTAGATCAGATGATCTTGATAGGGACTCGACTCCCGTGAGGATCTGTATGTCGAATTGTGAGAGCTGAGAGTCCATGCTTGCAAGGAGTCTCTTGGCTAAGGGCTGTTGGAGCTCTTCTGCCAATCTTGAGTATACTCCGCCTAGGGATTCTTCAAGCTCGTTGGCTTGGATTCTAATCTCTTGGGCTGTGACTCGTTCTGCATCTCTAGTGACTGCCGTGTTGAGCAAGAACGCCGCACCGATTCGTCTAGCGTAGGTTTCCATTTGCTTGTGTAGGAAGTCCATGTCCCCATACTTCTCGAGCTGGAGATACGAGACGTCGTCTGCGGTTCCGTAACACCATGTGCCTGACGGTGACGTGTTAAGTGCATCAATGTCTGTTTGTCCCATTGGGTTTACTAAGCCTTTGATATCTGCTACGATACTTGATAGGTTCAGTAGTGATTCGGATAGCGAGCTTAGTACATGGAAGTCACCTGCGAACTCTTCAACAAGTCCTGTACCATAATCATATCCTCTTAGTAGATTCCATGTTAGTGGTATCCAAGG